TTTAGTTGGAGATGGGATTATATATCCACGATGGGCAAAGATAGAAGGTATTAGAAGAATTTTCGAAAGTGATGTAGTTGATAAATCAAAACCACTAACACACCTATCAGTTTATGGAAGTTGGACAGGTTGGGTATTATCACAGATGTGTAAAGAATATGATATGGAATTTATTTCATCTTATCCAGATTCAAAAGCTTTTCCACAAATATTAATAGAAAAGGTTCGAGGTAATGGTGGTAAGTTAAATCCAGTGAGACCTAATATGATGGCATTTATGCAAAACAAATTAAACACTACAGCAAAAGAAAATGGTTGGCAAATGTTACCATACGCATTCAATCATTCTACATATGTTAACTATATGGGTGAGAGGATGAAAGAAGTTTTAGAAGAAAGGGAATATGATAACCTTGTAGTTAGTATTGGAAGTGGTGTTACTGCAAGTGGATTAATAAAAGAGTTTTTAGAATATAATGATGATTGGTGGAAACTAAATAACGAATCAAGAAAAGTTTATTCTATTACGATGAGTGCATTATCATCAACAAAAAAGATTTTAAATGAGAATCACGCAGGTGATTTAAAAAACATACTACTCGAAAAATCACCATATGCATTTGATGATATGATGGATGACTATAAAGTACCATTTGATTGTAACGAATTTTGGGACAAGAAACAATGGTATTGGTTAGAGAATAATATACAGAACTTAAAAGGTAAAACCTTATTTTGGAATATCGGCGGTTCTTATTTAAATTCAATAAAATGAAAAAAACACTTGACTTATATATGAAAAAAGTCTTATATTAAGTCAAACCAAAATAGGAGATATGAAAATAATATGAAGAGTTTAACAGCAGAAAAGATACAAGAGAATTACAACTCACTGCGAAATATTATCACTATGAATTTCTCGGGTGAACGACTTGAGAAATTAAATAAGATGTATGATTATTTCGAGGATAGGATGATGTTAGCACCAGCAAGTGCAAAGGAACATTATCACAATGCTATGGTGGGTGGATATGTAGAACACGTCTTACACATTGTAGATTTCTCACAATCAGTAAAAAAGTTGTGGGAAGAAAAGGGAGCAGAAATTGATTTCACAGATGAAGAATTAATCTTTGCCGCATTACATCACGACTTAGGTAAAGTAGGTAATTTAGATTATGATTACTATATACCAAATGAATCAGATTGGCATAGGAAGAATCAAGGTAAGATTTATACACACAACCCCGAATTACCTTATATGACAGTAACGGATAGAGCATTTTATTTACTTCAACATTTTCAAATACCTTTAACAGAAAATGAATATATGGGTTTACTGTTAACAGATGGGATGTATGAAGATGCAAATAAAAAATACTTAATGACGTTCTTACCAGAGACTGGATTACGAAGTCATATATCACGAATATTACACCAAGCAGATATGATGGCAACATTTATAGAATCTGATGAGTGGAAGCGTGGAGATAAAAAAGAAACTAAACGAGTTGCTAAATCAGTTGGTAACATCAAAGATGCAGTTACAACGCAAGTTGATACTAAACTTAAAGGTGAAAATGCTAAAGATTTATTTAATGAGTTGTTTGGAGATAAATAATGGTAGTAGAAATATTGCTTGGGGTATTTGTAATAATTTGTATAACACTAAGTTGGACAACATATAATCAAATACAGAAAGTAGAAAGATTAGAAGATTGGGTTGAGAACTTCTCAGCACAGATTATTTTAACACAACGAACACTTGCAGAATTAGATTCTGAGGGTAAGTTTGAATCCGATGATGAAATCGGAACAGTCTTTACAGCAATTAAAGACACCGTCAATGATTTAAATAAAATAACAGAAGAGGATATATAAATGCCACCAAAAGCAAAAAAGACATCACCACGATATTACTTTCATCAAGGAACAGAAGACGCAATCATTAGACACAATAAAGAAACTCGTCCACATATGAGGGAACGAATTTACAATGAACATATCAGAACACCTTTTGAGAAGTTGGCAGAAAATATAATTCATACATTTAAGTTTTATTACTTTGATGTTCCGAGTACAGATGTTATTCACGAGGTAGTAAGTTTTCTATATATGAATATGCATAAGTTTGCCGAGGGTAAAGGTAAAGCATTTAGTTATTTCAGTATTGTTGCTAAGAACTATTTGATTCTACATAACAACAATAATTACAAAAAGATGAAACAACATGATTCTGAAGATGTAATGGATTATAAAAGAGACCCGGTCGGAGAGCTTCGAGGTACGGAATCTAAATCTATGGCAATGGAATATATAGAACAACTTGCAGATTATTGGAGAAATAATTTAACAACAGTCTTTAAACGAAAGAAAGATTTGGATGTTGCTAATTCTGTAGTGGAGTTAATTGATATGAGACATAATATTGATAATTTCAATAAGAAAGCATTATACATTCTTATCCGTGAGATGACTGGTTCTAATACACAACACATAACTCGTGTAATTAATGTGATGAAGAAACATCATAATAATTTACACAAGGCTTATTTAACTACTGGTTCAGTTGATACCAAACGAACTGGTAGTTGGTTTGAGTGAAACTCTATAAACAAGATTGGGATTATCGGAAAAAAAATACCGATGAATATCCACAATTAAAAGCGATTACATCACAACCAAATTCTTTTTGGATAATAAGTAATCCTAAAAAACCACTCAAACGAGTCGCAACAAGAATACGAAGATTATGTAGAAGAGCACATCCACACCAACCTATTATAGTTTTATATGCTATACCTGGTAGAGATGTAGGTGGACATTCAAAGGGTGGTTTATCTGATAAACAATATATAAAATATATTGGAGATATTGTAAAAGGTATTGGTTCATATAAACCAATAGTAATATTCGAACCTGATGCTATTCCACATATGAGAAAGATGAATTTCTTTCAACGAACAAATCGAACAAGGTTAATCAGAAAATCTTTAAAACTTTTATCTCAATGTAGTGCAGAACTCTATCTTGATATAGGACATCCTAATTGGTTAAAGGTTAAAGATGCTTCTACTTATTTAAATCTTTTTAATGATAATAAGATAAAAGGCTTTTCAGTTAATGTAAGTAACTTTGTTACAACGGATAAATGTATTCGTTGGGGTGATAAAGTTTCCAATAGAACCAATTTAAATTATATTATAGATACTTCAAGGAATGGTACTGAAGTATGGGAAACATTTAATCCACAAGATATGAAACTTGGTGAACCGCCTACTATCAGAACTTCATCAAGAAGTTGTGATGCTTATCTTTGGATTAAAACACCAGGAGAAAGTGATGGTGCCGTAAATGGTTGGCCAAAAGCTGGTAGATTTGATGCTGAAAAAACCTTATCTCTTATAAACTAAAAAGGGAGAGCCGGATAAGCTCTCCCTTTATTATCTATCCGATATAGTACTACTTACGGAATAAACCCACTAACAGCAATAAAGCTACTAATCCAGCGAAACCTGATTCGCCAAAATTATTAATTATTGCTGTTAGGTTACCAATAACATTAACGCCGAAAATACCGCTTCCGAATATTACTTCAGAAACCGCACCAATGGCTACAAACGACATAAGTAGTTGAGCAATGTCATCTACCCAGCCTTTTACGAGTGTTATGATTTCCTTCATATGGTTATATCTCCCGTTAGTTAATCAATTAGTCGGAGTTTATTTACCGACAAATAATAACTATTGTATATATTAGGAAAAATCATTGGGTATATATTTATATACACCAATTTTTTAAGAATTTGATATTTATTATTGTAACAATATAGGTAAAATTATGGCAATAGACTTTGAAGTATTCGAGGGAAAAACTTTATCAGATGTATTTAAAGACATTTATGATAACTCAAACAAAAACAAAATTCAATTAGAAGTTCTAATGAAAGAGGTAGTTGGGTTCATCAAGGATGGTGATACCGCTGTGCAGATAATTCCTATGCTAAAAGAGTATTTGGAAATCAATGTAAAGAATGATGAACAACTTGTTAAGTTAGCAACCATTGTACAGAGAATGGCGACTGCTAATAGTAAAGGTGATGATGATGATAACTTTATGTTGAGTGATAGAGAAAAAGAACAATTAATGAGTAACATTCAAAGTACGGTCGAGGAACTTCAAGACCATTCGGATAACATAACTGCAAAATTAGATAATTAATGTCGTATAATATAAAACCAAATGCTGGAACTAAATCAGGTCCAATCATGGGTAATAGAGTACAAAATGTTGAATCTACTTTACGATTAATAAAAGAAATATCATCTGAAGATGGTAAGTTTTATGAGTTAGAACCTTTAGAAATATTAGAGGTACATTTAGATGATACAAAAAACTCTTTCCCACAAGGGAGTGATGGGCCCGATTATACTTATCTTGGTGGGGTAAAGGGTAGGTTTGTAATTTCTGAAGTTGGATTAAACATTGATAAGTTAAATGATTATAAACCATTGAATCCACAGATTCAAACAACACCAATAATTGGTGAGATTGTAATTGGTGTAAAGTATCTTGGACAATTATTTTATACAACCCAAATAAACTTTTTTGGCAATCCAAATTTTAATACACAACATGGATTGAGTAAAGGTAAATCAAAAGATACCTTAGTATCAGAAAAAATAGATACTGCAAATGAACAAGATGACACTTCAGTAAAGCTCGGATACTATATGACAGCAGATGTTGATGCAAGAAAAATTTTACCAAGTGAGGGTGATGTTATTATTGAGGGTAGATTTGGAAACACTATCAGATTGGGTAGTGATATTAAAAATGAAAATCTGGAATCCCCAAATATTATTTTAAATGCCGGGCAAACTAAAGAGGGTGATAAAAAAGTACCAATCAAAGAAGTAATCGATACAGATGGTTCGAGTGTATATATCACTACTAATCAACCATTAGAATTTACACCTGGTACTGCAAGTCAATTAGCACCACCACCATATGAGGGTAAAAACATTTTACTAAGTTCAGATAGAATTATTTTTAATACAAAGAATGGTGGAGATATTGGATTGTTCAGTAACAATAACATTTCTATAACAGCAGCAAAAGAAGTTGTTATTGAATCTCCCGTAACTAAGATTGGTAGTATTCAAGCAACAGAACCAATAGTATTGGGAGCAATACTTGAATCAAAATTAAATGATATCTTAACATTAATTGAAACTGGTTTGTTAGCACCAACAGGACCAGTAATTGTTGGACCTGGTGCACCAATATTAGCAAGTTTAAAATCCACCTTGGCTCAAATAAAAAGTCCAAACAATGTGGTAGAGTAATGAAAAAAAAAGAATTAATTAATGACAAGGGAGTAGAATTTTTGTATAGTCAACCGAAAATGCGAAAGTTTTTCACATAATATATGAGTTGGGATATATTTAGAGCTGAGTATAAAAAGGGTTTAGATTCTGGAGATGATATGGCAAAGGTAATTGCTGAATCATATGATAAATGTGTTAAGACTGGAATGACAATTGGTACAGCACCACCCGCTCCATTAGCTAGTGGTAATGTGGCAGGATTAGAAGTAATGTTAAAATTGTGTTTTTCATCTTATGGAGTAACCCCCTTTCCAATCCAACTTGATAATGGATTAAAATTATATTGGTTGGGTGGTGTTACGGCATCGGGTTCGACTGTAATCGTACCAGGAATAACTGCAGGATATGTTCCAATGGGAGCAGCAAATGCAACAACAGAAGATTTTATAGAACAATTAATAATGAGTTTTAAAAACCACATGGGACAGGTAACGGGAATGTTTCCCGCACCAATACCTTTACCATTTGCAGGTTACAATGTACCAGGATAAAGGAGTTAGAAATGACTAAAAAAGAATTAGTTAAAATAATACAAGAAGTTGTACGTAGAGAAGTACAAAAAGAGGTCAAACAGATATTTATTACTGAGGGAATAAATAGTTTGAAAGCTAAACGTACTACTCTCAAATCAACCGCACCAATCGTGAAGAAGAGACCGATTCAAAAGAAAGTTGTAAAAAAGCGAGACCCCGTTACTTATACATCAAACGAATCATTAAACAACATTTTAAATGAGACTGTTGGGTTAGGTAAGGGGGATACTGATGAGTATCCAACAATGGGTGGTGGAGTATTTGATTCAACACGAGCAACGGAACTATTAGGATATGGAGAAGGTGGAGTTGGTGGAGATAAAGAAACTGCTAGAAAAGTTGGAGCAGTACAAACGATGAAACAAGCAGGAGTTTCTTCAGACCAATTACCTGAGAGTTTAGTTAACGCGTTGACAAAAGATTATAGTGAATTAATGAAACATAATATGATGAAGAGTAAAAAATAATGCCAGAAAATGTAAACGTAACCAATAACCCATCTGTCAGACATATTAATGAGGATGAGGATTCATTCTTTGGGTGTACATTTCCATTAACATATAAGGGAGATAATGTTGGATTTTTTCCAAGAGCCCAAACAGTCAAGGAACAAGCATTTTCTAATATTAAAAATTTATTGTTAACTCAAAAGGGTGAACGTGTCGGCCAACCTAATTTTGGTAGTAACTTACCATCATTATTATTTGAACAAGTTGGTGAAGATTTAGCTGATGGGATTGAAGAAGCAATCCACGAAGCTTTAGAAACATGGTTACCTTATATAAAAGCACAAAATGTTTTTGTGGTACAAGATAAACAAAACCCAAACCAAGTAG